GCGGGTACGACATGGCTTGGCGATGAGTTTGACTCGGCCCTGCTCAACGGTGCGCTGGTTGAGGCTATTCGCTTTATGAAGGGCGAGCAGGACATGGTTCAGCTTTACACCGCTATGTATGTGAATGCGATTGATTTGCTGAAGAATTTGGGCGACGGAAAGCTGCGCCAGGATGCCTACCGATCAGGTCAGGTCAGACAGAACGTAAAGTAAGGAGCAGGATATGGCAATTACTCAGAGCATGGTGTCGTCGTTCAAGGAAGAAATCCTGAACGGCACGCACAATCTTACAACCGACACGATCAAGATCGCGCTCTACACATCCAGCGCCACTCTTGATTCCACAACCACGGTGTATTCGACAAGCAACGAAGTCTCGTCGTCGGGTACCAACTACACCGCAGGCGGCAATACGCTGACCGGCCAAGTGGTGAGTCTGGATGGCACGACGGCTATCGTGGATTTCTCGGATACCACATGGACTGCGGCTACGATTACAGCTCGCGGCGCGTTGATCTATAACAGCAGCAAGTCTAACAAGGCGATTGCTGTGCTGGATTTTGGTTCCGACAAGACATCGACTTCGGGCAACTTCACGGTCAACTTCCCGGCAGCGGCAGCGGCTACAGCCATCGTTCGTATTGCTTAAGGGTAAGGCATGGACGATATCATTGATCCGCCCGTTGAGGAGATTATCGAGCCACCTGCGGAGGTCTGCATTGATGTCGTCGTGCCTGTCAGTGCTGGCGGGCCGTCACGGGTGGCGCACATCAAAGAAGCTCTGACTATCGCTGCACCTTATCTTGCAGACGTCGGGTACGAGTTTGCTTCTGAGCGTGTGGTGGATGCGCTCACGTTCATCGAAGCGCAGCAAGCGCGGCAAGGCCAGGTGACGTAATGGCATCAGGCTCCCTGATTCTGTTCTCGAAGAACAAAGCCGATCTGCGGATGAACGACCTCGTTGGGGCTACGGTGAAAGTCGCGCTAGTGACGAGTAGCTGGACGCCCGATTCGAGCGTTACGGGAAATTACCTGTACAGCGATGTCAGCAGCTTTGAGATTGCCAACGGCAACGGCTACACGACTGGCGGGGCCACGGTTATCACGATGGCATCTACCGCCATCACCAACGGCTTCAAATTCACCAGCGCCGAGGTGAATTGGACGGCCTCGGGCGGCAGTATCCCCGCTTGGCGATACGCGGTGATGTATGTGAGCGGCACGCTTTGGAGCAAAAGCAGCCCGTTGGTCGGCTACTTTGTGGGCGATAGCACGCCGGCAGACATCCCGGCCACAACCGATGGATACGCACTCACGTTAGCGTGCCCCTCACCGGGCTGGTACACGGCAACTTAAGGACAAGACATGGCAATCACAACAGCAGATGGCTGGTTCGCTTCTGGCAAACAAAAAATTCTGATCTACAAGCCGTCGATTGCCACGGTGGCGAACCAACCGTACTCGCTGTTCGGTGCGGCGGGCAATCCCGGTGCGGGCACGCTGGCCATCGGCAACACCTCATCCGGCGTACTGTTTGACGCCACTTACGCGGGGGCTCCCAGTGTCACCGCCTTTTCGTCGGGCGCGACCGGGTATTTGTCGGCGGGCCGGTATAAAAACTCGGTGCTGGCCTCGGCGGTGTTGTACGACCGGCTGTGGGGCGCGGGCGCTGTGTTGCTCAACTCGCTGGCAACGACCAGCTTTACCAGCCAGCCAAGCTACTCCGGGCGCGTTCCTGGCGGCACGGATTATTCGGGCCTCGAAATCCTGATCGAGCTGACCACAACCGTTTCGGCCACGGCCACGACCATCACGGTGGGTTACACCAACGAGGCGGGCACGCCTACGCGCTCTACGGTTTCGACGGGTTCGATTTCAGGTTTCACGACCCCGCGCGTCATCCCGCTGTCCTTACAGGCCGGTGACAAGGGCGTGCAGTCGGTCGATAGCGTCACGGTCGGCGGTATCGTGGCCACGGCAGGTGCGTTTAACGTCATCGTGGCGCGCAGACTGGCATCGTTTGACGTGCGTATTGCCAACGGCATGGACATTCAAGGCTGGGACGTTATCGGCGGGCCGCAGGTGTGGGATACGACGTGTTTCTGGCCGACCATTATTGCCGACGGTACGACCTCGGGGATTGTGTATATCGACTTTGACGTTATCAACGGCTGACGTATGGCGATCACCACGGCAGATCAGTTTTTTACAGCGGCCACCCAGCCGATACCGATGCGGAAGGTTACCATCGGCACGTCCGGCAGCAACGCGAACGATATGTCGACGTGGGGCTACGGAGCCATGCCTGGTGCCGGGACTTGGGCCGTTGGCAACACCACCACGGGTGTGCTGTTTGACGATACTTACACCGGCGCACCAGCCATCAATGCTTTCGGCGGCGGCGCGACCGGTTATATCTCTCGAGCAAAGTTTAAAAACACCACAGAAAGCGTCGTTGTACTTTACGACCGCCTATGGGGAGCCGGCGCAATCTCGGTGGTGACGACCTCCACCACCACGTTTTCCGGTCAGCCAAGCTATACCGGGCGGCTTCCGGGCGGAAATGATTACGGAAATCTGGAGATCATGCTTGAGGTTGTGACCGGATTTTCTGGAGGTACCCAGCCCACTTTCGTGATTGGCTACACCAACGAGGCCGGCACGCCGGGGCGCTCCGCCACGGCTGTCACTGTGGGCGTCGGCGGCCTTACGGTTTCAGGCCGCGTCGTCCGTGCGCGATTGCAGGACGGCGACAAGGGTGTGCAACAAATCGACAGCATAAATATCACCGCCGGAACCCTCACCACCGGAACGATCAACGTGTTGGTGGCACGCCGACTGGCGTCGTTTGAAATGCGTTTAGCCAATGCACTGGATGTGCAGGCATACGACGCACTGGGAATGCCGCAGGTATTTGATACGAGCTGCTTGTGGACGGTGGCGCAAGGCGTTGCGACCTCAACCGGGGCGTTCAGCCTGCAGCTCGATATTATCAACGGGTGACGCATGGCCATTACGACGACCGCCGAGTTTTATAGCGCGCTCACGCAGCGGGTGCGCATCCGAAAAGCGGCACTTGCGTCGCAGGGTACCGTTCAAAGTTCGCTGTGGGCGGCAGGCGGCGACCCCCCTGCCGGCACGCTGGCCGTGGGTAATACCACCACCGGGGTTTTGTTTGACAGCAACACCACCGGCGCTCCGGCGATTACCGCATTCCCCTCTGGCAACACCGGATACCTCAAGTTTGCGCGCATGTATCAAGCCATCACTGGTTCCATCTGGGTATATGACCGCCTGTGGGGTGCCGGCGCAATCTCGCTAACTTCGTTGGCTACGACTACCTTTTCTGGTCAGCCCAGTTATGCGGCACGCTTGCCGGCAGGGTCGAATTACGAGGTCGAGGTCTTGATTGAGGTTGTCATCGTCACCCCTCCTACGGCCACCACTATTTCCGGCACTTACACCAACGAGGCCGGCACCCCCGGCAGGGCATTTCAAACCTTAAGCGCAACAAGCTTAACGGCCAATCGTGTGGGAATTCTATCGTTGCAAGATGGTGACAAGGGCGTGCAGTCGGTGGATAGCATCACCGTCGGCGGCACCGTTGCCACCCAAGGTACATTCAATGTCATCGTGGGGCGCAGGCTTGCAGCCCTGCACTCGGAAGTGGAAATGCTATCCGACAATCAAAACTGGGACCTGCTGGGTATGCCGCAGGTGTTTGATACAGCATGCTTGTGGGTTACCCCGTTCTGCGCTGTGAACGCCGGCACAGCGTGCGCGCTCAACCTTGAAATCATAAACGGATAATCATGGCCGTCACGCTCAAGAAAACCCGAGGTGCAGGGCAGACAGGTCGATTCCGGCAGGGGTCGCGCACGGGCCGGCAAAGTCTGGGGCGCATGGCGTCGCTGGTCAGCGGCGAGCAACTGGAGAATGACGTTGCGCGTGTTTGGTTTCTGGCCACCGGAAATGTTTTAACGCCGACTGCGGGCGCACTGACCTTCACCGGGCAGCAGCCAAGTGTTTATACGACGATCACGGTACCTGTGACGGGCGTATCGGCCACCGGCCAAGTTGGTACTGCAACAGTCGTCACGGTTGTAGATGTTTCCGTAGCTGCAACGGGTGTATCCAGTACAGGTCAAATTGGCACAGTATCGGTCACTGGCACAGCGAGCATCTCCGTCACAGGCGTTCAGAGTGTTGGACAGATTGGGGCCGTTACGGTCACTGGCGTTGGGAATGTCACGGTCACGGGCGTATCGGCCACTGGCGCAGTGGGTACCGCCACGGTTGCTATCGGCCAAGATGTAGTCGTCACAGGTGTCGTAGGAACCGGCGCAGTAGGCGATGTGACGCTCACCCTTGATTGCGTACTGTTCCCTGACGGAGTGCAGGGCACCAGTGAGATTGGTACGGTATCGGTTGAAGGTATCGCCAACGTCACATTGACGGGAGTTGCAGGCACCGGAGCGGTCGGAGATGTTGTGGTTCGCATCCCGAAAGACGTGCCGGTCACAGGCGTATCTGCCACTGGGTTTGTAGGCTCGGTCACAGCAACAGGTACCGCGAATGTTTATCCGCTTGGCGTGTTCGCAACGGGGTATATTTCAACGGTGAATGTGTGGGGTCTGGTTAATGACAGCCAGACTGCTAACTGGCAAAACATCGACGATTCTCAAGCATCAGGGTGGGTTGTGGTGAATGACGCACAAACCCCGAACTGGCAACAAATTGCCGCATAAGGACGAATAATGGCTACATCCTATACCTCACTCCTCGGCTTGGCCCTGCCCGTCACGGGAGAACTTTCAGGTACGTGGGGCGATACCGTGAATACCGCAATCACCGGGCTGCTCGATACAGCCGTTGCGGGCACAACGACGCTCAGTACCGACGCCGACGTGACGCTCACCACGACCACAGGCGCATCCAATCAGGCTCGTCAGGCGATCATCGTGTGTTCTGGCTCACGCTCCGCACTCCGAACGATCACAGCCCCGGCGCAGAGCAAGGTATATCTGGTCGTCAATGCCACCACCGGCGGCTACGGGGTCAAGGTTGTAGGCTCCGGCCCGACAACCGGCGTCACGATTGCCAACGGTAAGGTCACGATTATTGCGTGGAACGGCTCGGACTTCGTTGAAATCTCCCCTGCTACGGCCACATCGGCTACTAGCGCCACGACTGCAACCACAGCTACCACCGCGACAAATATCGCTGGAGGCGCGGCGGGTTCAGTGCCTTACCAGACAGGCTCAGGTGCTACATCCCTGCTTGCACTTGGCACCTCCGCGCAGGTATTGCAGGTCAATGCCGGTGCTACTGCTCCTGAATGGGTAAGCTCCACAGGCACGGGCAGTGTGGTGCGAGCCACTAGCCCGACGCTTGTCACTCCGGCCCTCGGAACGCCTTCTAGTGGCACGCTGACAAGCTGCACAGGCTTGCCCATCGACACAGGTGTATCGGGCCTTGGCACAGGCGTAGCGACGTTCCTTGCTACCCCTTCCAGCGCCAACCTTGCTGCTGCGGTGACTGATGAGACTGGCTCCGGTGCGCTGGTATTTGCGACTAGCCCGAGTTTGTCTGGAGCAGTACTGAACGATGGCTACACTGAAGAAGTGTATGCCGTTTCTGGCACCACCCCCGCCTTGTCTCCGACCAACGGATCAATCCAAACATGGACGTTGAGTGGCAACTCAACACCGACCGCTGGTACTTGGGCGGCGGGTCAGTCGATGACACTGATGGTAGATGACGGTACTGCCTACACAATTACATGGACATCTTTGGCGGTGGCATGGGCCACTAATAGTGGTACGGCCCCAACGCTGAATACGTCTGGCTATACCTCTATCGTGTTGTGGAAAGTTGGCAGCACTATTTACGGCGCTCGTGTGGGGGATGCGTAATGCTGGCGGATAAACTGAGAAGCGCAACGTATGTCGCTAGTTCAGGCTCTGTCTCTTATATAGCGGAACGCAGCTCTTCTGTAGATGGAGGCCCGTTTTCCACAGCGGTCACGCTTCCGGCTGGATATGTAATTATTGCTTATGAAACGCTCGGCACCACTATTGGCACTAATAATCCCACAATAACTGTAGACGGCGTGACTGCTACAGACATATACCACACAGGTCGACTCACTGGCTCTGGAACTATGTTTGGTTATAGTGGATTTGTGTATGTAAATGTAGCTTCTGCGGGTAGCAAAACAGTTGTTTTTACTCGGGGTTCAACTTGGACTGGATATGCCCAAGTAGGTCTTGGGTTTTGGAGCGTTTATTCTGGTTGGAACACTACCACTGTAGGAACTGGTTTTACTAATCAAGCACTAGACCCGTTTGGGAACACGGCATCTCTAACGTTAACCACTTCCGCAAACAAACCAATAATTGCGGTGTATGGAAACAAAGGAAACTCTAATGTTTATAGGTCGTCTGGTGCTTATGGTACGGCTGCATCCAGCAGCACAACAATAACCACTACGGCTATCTCAGTAAACAATGGAATAACTTGGTCTGGGGTGACAGAAACATATGATGTTGCCGCAGATACTACCACTTCAAGTCTTGTTCAGCAGTTTGTCGCAGCTATTTGCTTAAACTAGCGGGGATATTATGCTTATTTTGTACAAAAACAATAGTTGTATGTTCCCTTATACATTGGCGAAACTATATTTGGATAACCCGGATGTGTCATTCCCGGAGAACCCATCTGAGGCAGTTCTCGAATCCTACGGGGTATATAAAGTTGCTGCCTCGCCTGTTCCTGCGTTCAATCCAAAAACGCAACGCGTAGAAGAAGGCTCGCCTATCTGCTCAAATGGGAGCTGGGTACAGACATGGAAGATTGTGTCTTTGACGGCAGATGAGCAAGCCAAGCTGACCGCGGAGCATACCGCTGAAGTTGAAGGTTTTCGTAGAGCCGCATATCAACAGGAGGCAGACCCGTTGTTTTTCATGGTTCAGCGGGGAGAGGCGACTAACCAACAGTGGCTAGACAAGCTGGCCGAGATTAAAGCCCGCTACCCGTATTAACCCACAGGAGGCATTATGAATCCAGTTCTCGTTCAAGCAGTTGTGCGACACATTCTCACCGCCGTTGCTGGTGGTTTTGCTGTTAAATACGGTGTGGATGGTTCCACTATGGATGCCATCATCGGTGGCATTACAGCTTTGGCTGGTGTGGGTTGGTCGGTCTACGACAAGCGCGATAAATGAAAACCAATTTCGAGGCGTGTTTGAAATACCTTCTCCAGCACGAAGGCGGTTTCGTTAATCATCCGTCTGACCCAGGGTCTATGACCAATCTTGGCATCACTAAGGCGGTGTGGGAAGAATGGACAGGCCACAAAGTTGATGAAGCTGCGATGCGTAAGCTCACGGTTGCCGATGTCACACCGCTGTACAAGCGCAAGTATTGGGACAAGGTTCGGGGTGACGAACTTCCCTCAGGCGTAGATTACTGTGTGTTTGACGCTGCGGTGAATAGCGGGCCTGGCCGTGCGGTGAAGTGGTTGCAAGAGGCTGTGGGCGTGGTGGCAGATGGTGCGCTCGGCCCTAAGACGCTGGCGGCTGTTGCTGCGGCTGACGATCAAGCAACAATCGACAAGTACAACGCTACGCGACTGAAGTTCTTGCAGGCATTGCCCACATGGGCAGTGTTTGGGCGAGGGTGGGGCATCCGCGTGGCAGACGTTAAAAAGACGGCCTCGACAATGACCGCGTGAGGGCACTATGCCGTTAAAAAAATTGCAGTTGCGTTCTGGCACGAACCGCGAAAGTACGCGCTATACGACAGAAGGCGGATGGTATTCGTCCGACAAGGTACGGTTTCGCCAAGGGACGCCTGAAAAAATCGGCGGTTGGGATCGCATCTCGTCCAACACGTTTGACGGCGTGTGCCGTAGCCTGTGGAACTGGGTGACGCTCGCGGGTTTGAACCTGCTTGGCGTTGGAACCAACACGAAGTTTTATGTCGAGAACGGCGGGGCGTACAACGACATCACGCCTATCCGCACGACCGTCACGCTGAACAACCCTTTCACGGCGACTAATGGCTCGTCGGTGATTACCGTTGCTCACACGGCACACGGCTGCGTGACGGGCGATTATGTGACCTACAGCGGCGCAGTCGGCCTCGGCGGGAACATTACGGCGGGGGTGTTGAATCAGGAATACCAAGTCACCGTCCTCTCGACTAACTCCTACACAATCACGGTGTCAGCGACGGCTAACGCCACGGACGCGTCGGGTTCTCCTGGCGGTGGTGCTGCGGTATCGGCGGCGTACCAGATCAACTCTGGGCCAGCGTTTTATAGCCCGCTGACAGGCTGGGGCGCGAGCACGTGGGGTAGTGGCGCGTGGGGTCTGACATCGAGCAATGAGTCCTTGCGGTTGTGGAGTCAAAGCAACTTTGGCGAGGACCTGGTGTTCAACCCGCGAGGCGGTGGGATTTACTACTGGGATGCTTCCTCTGGCCTGACTGCCCGAGGGGTTCTCGTGTCGTCGCTGAGTGGTGCGATGTCGGTGCCGACGATTGCAAACATCACGATTGTTTCTGACGTGAATCGTTTTGTGTTCGCAATGGGCACCAATGATTACGATTCCTTGGCCTACGATCCGATGTTGATTCGGTGGTCTGACCAAGAAAGTATAGTGACGTGGAACCCGAGTGCCACCAACCAAGCGGGCAGCCTGCGGTTGTCGCATGGGTCAGAAATCATCGGGGCGTTGCAGTCCCGGCAGGAAGTTTTGGTCTGGACGGACTCGGCGTTTTACTCGTTGCAGTATCTCGGTGCGCCAGAAGTTTGGGGCGCGCAGCTACTTGCCGATAATCTGTCCATCGCCGGTCAGAACGCGATGACCATCGCTAGTGGCGTGACGTACTGGATGGGTGTGGATAAGTTCTACAAGTACGATGGCCGGTTGCAGACTTTGCGGTGCGATCTTCGGCAGTACATTTTCTCGGACTTCAACTCGCTCCAGGAGCAACAGGTGTTTGCGGGCACGAACGAAGGCTTTAACGAAGTGTGGTGGTTTTACTGTTCTGCCAATTCAAACGTCATTGATCGGTACGTCATTTATAACTATGCCGAAGATGTTTGGTACTACGGCACGATGGCGCGTACCGCGTGGCTGGACAGCGGCCTGCGCTCGTTCCCGATTGCGGCGACGTACAGCAACAACATCGTCAATCACGAATCCGGCTTGGACGATAACGAAAGCGGCACGCCCGTTGCAATCAACGCGTACATTACATCGTCGGAATTCGACATTGATGACGGCCACAACTTCTCGTTCATCTGGCGGGTGCTGCCGGACATTACGTTCCGAGGCTCGACCACACAAACCCCGCGCGTGACGATGTACCTGCTGCCGTTGCAGAACTCAGGTTCGGGCTACAACAACCCGGAGTCGGTGGGCGGCAATAACTCGGCGTATGTGACGCGCAGTGCCACGTTGCCGATTGAAGAATTTACCGGCCAGATTAACACGCGGGTACGCGGTCGGCAGATGTCGATCAAGGTTGAAAGCAGTGACCTTGGTGTGGCGTGGCAGCTTGGGTTCCCACGAATCGATGTGCGCCAGGATGGGAGGCGCTAAACCATGGCCTTCGACAACCTACGAACCTTCCGTGCCCCGGCGCTACCGCACCCGCCGCTTCAGTACGACTACCAGTATCTCGACAAGTACAACAGTTTGCTGCGGCTGTACTTCAACCACCTAGATAACGCGATTGGGCAGCTCATGGCAAATCAAGGGCCATACGAAGTTTATTTTGGCGGGGGTACCGTAGACGCGTTTAATCGGCTGCGAGTGAGCAACCCCGTCACGTTGTTCGATAGTCAGAGCCGGTACGCGGCGGATAATCAGTTTGATACCTCAACGGCCACAGGCGGCTCAACGGCCTTCCTGAGCAACGAAAGTACCGTACAACTAAACGTCACCACCAGTTCAGGTAGCGAAACGGTACGACAGACGTATAGGGTATTCCCGTATCAGCCTGGGAAAGGGCTTACGGTACTTGCTACGTTCGTTATGTCTGCTCCGCAGGAAAACTTGCGCCAGCGAGTGGGGTACTTCAACACGGCTAATGGCGTATTCCTTCAGCAGAACAACACAACCGTCTCGTTTGTCTTGCGCTCAAACTCCTTGCCGACACCGGGAACGCCAAGCGACATCCGTACAGTCAATCAAGCCGACTGGAACGTGGATAAAATGGACGGCACCGGCCCAAGCGGGCGCGTACTAGACCTGACCAAGAACCAGATTCTTTACATGGATTTTGAGTGGCTGGGTACGGGCGATGTACGCTGCGGTTTTTATGCCGATGGAAAGCCGCAAATTTGCCACATATTCCACAACGACAATACGCAGACGGCGGTCTATATGCAGACGGCCATCCTTCCAATTCGGTATGAAATTACCAATACAGGGGCCACGTCATCTAGTTCCGCACTTAAGCAGATTTGCTCCACCGTTATCAGTGAGGGCGGATACCAGCAAGTCTCTGCTCCGCTAGTGGCGCGACGCACTACGGCATTTTCGACCTTGGGCACATCCTTCGTACCACTGGTATCTATCCGTTTGGCATCAGACGCGCTGGGTGCAGTAGTGTTGCCGCATCAAGTTGGCGTATTGCCTACCAGCGCGGGGGATTATGAAATTGCGCTAGTTAAGAATGCCATATTGACGGGTGCATCGTATGACACAAGCGCATTTCAAAATGTGGATTACGACGTGACAGCTACCGCTATGACAGGCGGCACCATCGTCAATGTTCAGTACGCCAAAGCCTCTGCCCTTTCTACCAGTACGGTGCAAGCCCAAGATGGGTATAACTTTGATTTACAGCTAGGCGTATCTTTGGCTGGAGTGAGTGACGTTTATACCGTTGGAGTGCGAGTTTTATCTGGAACGGGCGACGCAGTCGGCTCGCTGTCCTTCTACGACCTGACACAGTGAGATAGCTATGGCGACAACTGACCCCTACGCACTGCTTATAAAAAAACAAGCCCAGCTCGAAAGAGTTTTGGGATTGCCGGATAGCGACAGCAAACAACGGCAGCTTTCAACTGCTCAAAATCAACTGAAGCAGGCCGAGCTTGATTACGGCAAACAGGTTGTATCATCTAACGACTACAGCACGCCCCAAGCAAGCGCAGCGGCATCTGCATTCCAAGCGATGCAGGCTGAGGATAAGGCTAAACAAGAGCGCGCAGCGGCAGCGGCGGCAAAGCCAACCACCACTTACACCGGCACGTATTCTCCTCAAGCTGCTATTCAACCGTATCTCAATGAAAATTCAGGCAAGTTGCTTGGGTATATCTACGAAAATTATTTGCCGTCTGGCGCGGTCACGTTTGGTCAAGGCAGTGACAATGAACGAACAATGCTCACGCCAGATGTTACGCCTGATTATTCTGATGAAGAAGGGCGGCAATATGTCACTTACAACAAAGGTTACGATAACGAAACCCGTGTTCAGGTAATGACGCCAGCGCAGTACGAGGCTACAGCGACAAGAAGCGTAAAAGCCGGGCATAACGCAAAATCTATTCCGATTTACGAGCCGCCGTTGAAGTTTGTTCAAGACGGCAAGCCGCTGACTGACAAACAAAAGTTTAACCTCACCGCAAGACTGGCGGGTGCGGGTGACGCTGAAATACCCGGAAAGATAGGCGCAGGTATTATTGACTCAACCTACTTTCCGCTTGAAATGCGGCAAGCACTGGGTCTTCCAAAGTCGTTTGACATGCTTCGCAATATTGATCCGACCAAAACGGATTGGGGTTTTTCCAAAGCGCAGATTCATAATCCGAGATCACATGGGTTCTTTGGAGATTTGTTTACTGATCTTGCGGTGCCGATTCAGATTGCGCTTACGCTTGCCGGTCAGCCGCAGCTTGCAGGAACAATTCGCGGTGCAACGCAGGCGATGAATAACGACGGCAACATCCTGAAGGGTGCGGCGAAAGGCTTTGC